TTTAGCGGCCTCAAAATATTGTAAAGACCCCAATTACGCCAAGAAAGCGAAAGGCGGTAAACGTAAAGGTAGATAAATGGGTGAGCTAAAAAAATGGCTGGATCAAGACTGGGTGAGGATAGATTCTTCCGGCAATATTGTGGGAAAGTGTGGGACCTCCAAAGATACGAAAAAACCCGATAGATGCTTGCCTCGAAGTAAAGCTGAAAGTTTATCGAAAGCCGAAAGGGCAGCTACTGCAAAGAAAAAGAAAAGATCAAATAAAACCGTAGTTGCAAATACCAAAAAAGCGAAAGTAAGAAACCTTAGAGAGGGTGGAGCAATAGCTCGAGGGTGTGGCGCCATTTTAAGTGACCGTCGAAAATTTACTAAAGGGGCAGTTAAAACATGACTTTTTTGACCAACAACCCCTTAGAAAAAGCAGTCATCGAAGAACTTAAAGACTGGACACAAGTAGGTCTCGCAATGCCTAATGAGTATTTCAACGGCTTGCCCGCCTGTCCTTTCGCACAGAAAGCTTGGGCAGAGGAAAAGGTTGCGGTTGTTTTCAATTATGAAAAAAATTGGCAACCTTTGTATTCAGCGATTTCCCAGTTCGATGATAACTTTGACATGGCGATTGTGGTTAACTTTGGGGACCTGGGAGTTTCGTCGGATTTACACGAATACCTGGGGCTTTTGAACCAGGCCGTGTCGGACGGCATTTTTATTGATAAAGACATTTGGTTAATGGGGTATCACCCGGATGACGATGAAGCAGAGTTTGTTACCGAAACAATGGTGGTTGAGGGTCTTGCAGAAGAAGAGTACTCGATGGTTTTCGTGCAAAGACTTTCTAAAATACAAGAAGCTGCTTACAAATTAGTTCACAAAGGATATTATTCACATTATTTGAATGATGAATTGTTTTGTGAACAATACGCAAAGAGAGAGCAATTTTATCAACTTTTGAGGAGTGACGAAGATGGCTGCAATGAAAAAGCAAAGACCTGTCAAAAAAGGACGAGGCGGGGCAATGAAGAAGCAGAAACCCGTAGCGATGCGTGGGGGTGGTTCACCGAAGCGTATGAAAAAAGGTGGCGACACGGGAATGAGCGTAAGTCAGCTTAGAGCCGCTGCGAAACAAAAAGGTTACAAGCTGGTTAAAGAGTAATGGCGACTTCGGGTAGCACTGATTTCGAATTAGATGTCACCGAGTACATCGAAGAAGCTTTTGAACGTTGTGGTCTAGAGGTTCGGACTGGATACGATTTGAAAACCGCGAGAAGGTCTCTAAATCTTATGCTGGCCGATTGGGCAAACAGAGGCCTGAACCAATGGACAATAGAGCAAAAAACACAAGCTTTGACGCAAGGTGATGGTGAATATTCTTTAGGCACCGACATAATCGATATTTTGTCGGTAGTCGTGCGTCGAGATGGAACAGATTTCTCTTTGTTACGTTTGAGCAGGGACGAGTTTCTTACCATCCCGAATAAAACGACGCAATCGAGACCAAACCAGTTTTTTCTTGATCGCCAAGTGACGCCTAATCTGAAAATTTGGCCGCTGCCCGAAAACAGCACGGATGTTTTGGTCTACGATGCTCTGACAAGAATTCAAGATGCGGATACTTATATCAACACGATGGAAGTACCCTTCCGATTTTATCCTTGTTTAGCGGCGGGTTTGGCCTACTATTTATCTGTGAAACGAGCGCCTGAGCGAGTGCAGTTGTTAAAATCGATTTATGAAGAAGAGTTTGAAAGGGCGGCCACGGAAGATAGGGACCGTTCCTCTTTTAATGTCGTTCCCAAATACGAATATTACAGAGTAGGTTGATGGCTAAATTTGCTTCAGGTAAAAACGCTTACGCCATATCGGATCGTTCTGGTCAACGATATCGTTATCGTTTGATGAAAAGAGAATGGAACGGTTTACTGGTTGGACCTGATGAGTATGAGCCCAAACAACCCCAGCTTGGTCCTTTCAGGACAGTTAAAGACCCGCAAGCTCTGCAAAATGCCCGACCAGATAGGGTAGAGCCTCTCAGGGTGTTTGTCGGAGTTCGCACAGTCCCCGATCCTGAACCTGCCCTATTGGTCGTAAACGCAGTCGTGGGCGACGTAACGGTGACTACCTCATGAGTTTTACATTTGCAGAACTAAAAACAGCTATTCAAGACTACACCGAATACGATGAGTCCGGGTTTGTAACCAACTTACCGGTTTTTATCCGTCAAGCCGAGGAGCGCATCTTAAAAAACGTTCAATTAAGTTTTTTCAGAAAAAATGCCACTGGATTATTCTCGTCGGGCAATAAATATTTGGCCTGTCCCACAGACTTTTTGGCTCCCTACTCGCTTTCTTTTATAAATTCTTCGAGCGAGCATGTTTTTTTAGAGTTTAAAGACCCCAATTTTGTACAAACAATGAACCCTAATGCTTCAACGACAGGGGCCCCCAGGTTTTATGCGCAATTTGACGTGGACAATTTTATTATTGGTCCCACCCCGAATGATAATTTGAACGCAGAGTTGCATTATTTTTATCGTCCAGCCAGCTTGACGGCGGGAGCAGATGGCGGTACGACATGGTTGAGCACAAACGCGGATGTTGCGCTGCTTTATGGTTGTTTATTGGAGGCTTACATCTATATGAAAGGAGAGCCGGATTTAATATCTTTGTACGATAAACGTTTCGTAGAAGCTTTGACCTCTCTTAAAATGTTTGGGGAAGCAAAAGAAGTCACTGATGAATACATGACAGGTAAAGTAATAAGGCAGAAACAATAATGTTTGCAGTAAATTTACAAAATGAAGTAGGCTCTGTTGAAGTGCAAACCACTGAAAATAGAGGACATACACCGGAAGAATTAGCGGCTTTTGCGGTAAAAAAAATAATCGAAATTTCTGACGATGCTGATCCTGTATTGAAAGAACAAGCGGTTGCTTTTCGAGAAAGAATGTATTGGGTGATCGTGCATACGGCAAGACAAGCAATCTTGAGTGATCGCACGACTCTTGCTAACCAGGCAGAAAGACAAGGCCAAATTGAACTGGCAAACATTTTGAGGAATTTATAATGGCAATCACACAAGCAATGTGTACTTCTTTCAAACAAGAACTGTTACAAGGGATACACAATTTTACGAACGGTAGCGGCGGCGGCACTACAACCTCTACAGGTACCGGTAACGCTTTTAAATTAGCTTTATACACCAGTAGTGCGACTTTAAGTGCCTCGACTACCGCTTTTACCAGCAGTAACGAAGCTTCTGGCACCGGATATAGCTCTGGAGGCGGGGCGTTGACCAATGTTACACCGACAACCTCCAGCACCACGGCTCTTACGGACTTTGCGGATTTGACTTTTGGGAGCTCTTCTATCACCGCAAGAGGAGCCATGATCTATAACTCAAGCACTACCGCTGGTTCTGCTAACCGGGCGGTATTAATACTAGACTTTGGATCTGATAAAACGTCTTCTTCAGGGGACTTTACAATTCAGTTCCCGACCGCAGATTCAAGTAGTGCAATAATTAGGATTGCGTAATGTCCGACGTTACCATTTTCTTTTCCGGCTACAACAGTATTACGCAAGGCTACAACGAAGGTGGATACGAATCCGATGTAGCTTTTACTGGTTTGACGAGTGCCTTGGGCACGGCAACAGCCTTAGCAGGGGTATTGGTTTCAGTATCTGGTTTAGCGGCAGTAACCTCAGAGGGATCCGTTACCGTAACAACAGGATCCGGTGCCACAATAGAACTAACAGGACTTGCCGCAACAAGTGGTATTGGTTCGGTTAATATCTGGGGTCCCATAGACCCAAGTCAAACACCAAGTTGGACCAACGAAACTCCATCACAATCTCCGAATTGGACAGAAATAGCGGCGTAAATTATGGCAGCAACGTTTGTAAATAATTTAAGAGTAGCGGAACCCGCAGATGGCGATGCTGATTGGGGAACTACGACAAATACTTCTCTTGAGTTAATTGGTGAAGCTCTTGGCATTGGCGAAGAAAGCATTACAACCAATGCCGATACGCACACGTCTACTGTAGCCGATGGTTCTACTGATCCCGCACGAGCACTTCACTTAAAATATACGGGCACTTTAGATTCTGCCTGTACGATTACGATTGCCCCAAACACATTGAAGCGGGTACAAATCATCGAAAATGCCACCAGTGGTAGCCAATCAATCATTATTAAACAAGGCTCTGGTGCGACAGTCACGATAAGCAACGGCACCAAACGTATTGTGTATTTAGATGGGGCAGGATCTGGCGCAGCCGTGGTCGATGTCACCGCTGCCGCTTTCGGATCGCAAGCATTCTATGTGCCATCAGGCTCGACAGGCAACAGACCCACAGGTGTTGCAGGAGCTTTTCGTTACAACAGTACGACAGGCGCTTTTGAAGGATATACAGATTCTTGGGGCGATATTGGTGGTTCGGGTGCAACCAGTGTATCGCTTACGGAAGCAACAGGTGATGGCAGTACCACGGCATTTACGCTGTCAACCGCACCGGGGTCAGAGAACAATACCCAAGTATTTATTGATGGTGTCTACCAAGAAAAAGGTACCTATGCTGTTTCTGGAACGACATTAACTTTCAGCACGGCTCCTCCAAATGGCAGCAGTGTGGAGGTAACAGGGTTTTCAGAGTCTTCCGTAGGAACGCCCGGTGATGGCACAGTCACCACCGCTAAACTAGCAGATGATGCAGTCACCGCTGCAAAACTAGCCTCCAGTGCTGTCGTCACGGCTTCTATCGTTGATGATAATGTAACACAAGCAAAAATAGCCGATGACGCGGTAGGCGCAGATCAGTTAGCTGCCAGTGCGGTTGTGACCGCCTCTATCGTTGATGATAACGTCACTCAAGCCAAGATCGCAGATGACGCAGTAGGCGCAGATCAGTTAGCCGCTAGTGCGGTTGTTACGGCTTCTATTGTCGATGATGCGGTGACACAAGCAAAAATAGCGGATGATGCGGTGGGTGCAGATCAATTAGCCGCCAGTGCTGTCGTTACTGCGTCTATAGTGGACGATGCCGTGACTCTTGCTAAGATGGCAAGCGGTACTGATGGGAATCTAATTAGCTACGATGCGTCAGGTAATCCTGTAGCAGTAGCAACAGGCAATGCAGGACAGATTTTAACATCTGCTGGAGCAGGTGCGCCCCCAACCTTTGCGGATCCCGCAGCGGCTGGGCCTAGTGTCGGTAAAGCATTTTTCATGGGACAACTATAATGGCAGTAAAAATTTCAGGTGTAGACCTCAGTGCAGATACAACTGCAAATATTGGACAGGCTGGCTCCAGTGGGGGTACTTACACTGTCCACATACTCAATCGTGGAACGGGTTCTGCGCTTGTTCAATTAGGTGTAGGCGATAGCTCTGCTACTTTTGCCAACGCAACGAAACTGTTGCACTCCACGTTGATAGGGCCGAATGAATCCTTAAGCTTTTCACCCGTTGTGGCAGGGGCTAGTGACTATGTTATCGGACGTAGTTCTTTAGCAAATGTAAACATGGTGATGATGGGGTTTGATGAATAATGGCTGGATTAACAGTAAATATAGTCACGAGTAAAAATAGAGCTTTCCCTAATTGGCCTCGACCCTATATGCCCAGTGAAAGCTGGCCTTACTATGGCAGTCATTTTTATGCCCAACCCAATACGAATAACGTGATGCTCCCCGGCTTTTTAAATTTTGGCAGTGTTGGTAGTAGCATAAGTATAAATGCTTATGATTCTGATAACGCTTTGAAAATGTACAATGGGCAAGGTACACAACAGACTTCTGGAAGTTGGAATAACGGCTGGAGTATGGGCGATGCTGGCGGTGGTTACGATCAATGGGCAGCTTTTTATATGGATCGAGTGGATAACTTATTGTATGCCTTAGTGATAGATGAAGATACTAGTCCTCATAGTTATCGTATGTTGAGCATAGATAAAGATGGAAGTGCTACTTTAAAAACAGCAGAGTTTCAAGTAACGAATACTGCTTTCAATAGTAAGCGAATGTCCTATGATTCGACTCCTTTACTGTATCGTGTTGGGAATGTCGATGGCACAGGTAATTTCAGGTTTGACCTTTTAAGAGCGAACACGCCTAACGACAATAGTACACAGCCTTACGACGGGGTGCGTTTGGAGATAAACACCACTGGCAGCACAGTGAATGGCGTTGCAGCAAATACGATCACTGAAACCACCGATGGCCTTATTCCTAACAACATATTTATCGGTAATAGTTCCTTTAACCCAAGCACTTTCATCGGGCCAACAGACAATGGAATTATGGGCGCACCTACTTACTCAGACGGAAATTATGTGCAAGGTTTTCCATATGGAACCCTCGGCAACATAAATACGGGTCAATTCAACCAAAATGTGCCTTTTGGTCAATGTCCTTTTTATATGTGGTCAGGTAATGGTAAACCAACGCCTTGGCTCGGGTCTTACTTTTGGATTCCTCTTTATAACGGTTATGTTTCTGGTATGGCTAATATTGAACGCACTGATATGCACGCGTTTTTGGATGAACTAGCAGTTTATTATGGGTTGCTATGATGATAGAAAATAATGGATATAAGCCAGTTGATGCTGGGCAACAAGGAATAATAAAGTTTCCTGCAAGTGTTTTTCTGAACATGCTGACAGAAACAGAGATGTGTGCATTATTCAGAAGCAGCACACAAATCATTGCTGATACAGCATTGTTGATGACTTATCGTGATGCAGAGGTCAATGTCGAGAGCACACGATTTGATGATGTGATGACAGCTTGTGTTTCTGAGGACATCTTTACTGCTGATCGGGTGACTGCTTTCAAGCGTGGCATACGTCCTTTCAACAAGTTTGAAATTCATGGATATTGGTAATGGCGTTAACCAAAGTATCAAAAGAACTTTTCAATACAGATACTGTATTTGCAGTCGATTCGATTGGTGGCAAGTACGGTAGTAGTTCTTCTCCGATTAGCATTGCTGTCACGGTAGGCACAAAAACAGCCGCGCATCCGTATAATGGAGATGGTAGTAGTTCTGCTTACTTTTTAGATGGCATCGAAGCTCCTG